ACCGATAACCCGTTGGTGATTAGAGCTTGCAAGGGATACGATCAGAACGATGCTGAGGCTTTACGGCGTACTCGGTTTTCGCTTAATCCGTCACATTCTATGTGGATCACGGACGAAACGAGTTTGAAATTCTACACCCAGCTAGCGAAGGATGCTTCTCAGGATTCCTCACTTCCCGTTGGCGAATTGGAGGACTTCGAGAAAATAGGATATCAGATAAGTCATAAACCACATTGGCACGTGCCTTCTTCTGATTTCATCGTTACTAACGAAGACACGCAGGCTGCTTGTGCGCACGCGGTCGATCTAGCGCTCCAGCTGTTTAAAGCAATTGGAGCAACCGACTATCGAGACATGCAGCCATACAAACCGTATCCTAACAGTACGAACGGTGGTGCGCCCCACTACAGGTCAGGCGAGCTATCATTCCTAATGGATCTAACTGTAGCGGCGGTAGCTAAACAAGAGCGATGGGATGGAGCTGAGTATCTAAGCAAGGGGCAGTCATTATATAAGAATGATCTTCCTGCTCACTCTAAAGCTACCCTCAGAGCTAAGTTGACTAGAAAAGCGGTGCCCATCTTATCACGAAGGGGAAATTCGACCTTCAAAGTTGGTGAATCTTTCAAGATTACGGATACACGACTCGCTTATATGGGTCAGAGGTTCGTCAACATGGGTATGTCGAGGCTGGGAGCTAACGCAAATTTCTTCTTGTATCAACTATACTCATTCGTTCACTCCTCTCCTGATAAGACGGTGAAAATAGTCGAGCATTTCGGTACCGACGGAGCGTTCTCTCTGGATTACTCGGGTTATGACACGACCATGAGCTCCACTTTTCAACAGGAGCTCAAACGTCTTTACAAGATGTTTGGAAGCGATGCTGAACTGGAAACTTGGTGGCATCAGTTACAAAGTGATGTACTCACCGGTCCGATCATGGGCTCTCGTTCAATCGGATGCCTTCTAAAGAAGATCGGCCAACTGTCGTCCGGGACACGAACAACTAGTACCGATGGCTGTCTACTTAATCTTTCCGCTAGCCTGTACGCTATGCAGAAAGCAACAGGATACTCGGATTCTGCCCTCATTCAGAAGTTTGTTACTATGAAATGGGGAGCGTTATTCTGGGGAGACGATACCGTTATATTCCCGGAAGCTGGTTTTGATCGGTCGATATATCTGGACGCTCTAGGCGATCTAGGACTTAAGGCTACCACTCTTGATGAGTTAGTATTCTTAAAGAAGAGGTTCTTTAAGCGGTCAGACGGAACTATCGACTGGCATCCGATCGTATCTCGGTCTCTGCAGAACTCTATCTGCGGCGAGTACTCGAGAGGATATCCGAGGAAGGCCACAGCGGAAGATCGTCGTGAAGTGAAAATCATGACGTTACTGAGGTTGTACGCTAGAACCATCGGTGCCGAAAAGTCACCTGCGTGGAGTATAGTCGAACCACACTTGACCGGCAGTCAGTCACCTGTGTGGACTCATGGGCTAGACGCGCTCCGTAAACATGTCGAATCGCCTTCGTTCGTGAAAGCTTTAACTGCTCTCACCTCTGCTGGAGAGTATCTAGCAGACATTGAGGCGTCGGAGGGACGATTCATCCCCTTGTCTGCCCGCATTATGGAAGGTGCTGGCGTCACGGCTACTGGTATGTCGAAACTTGATACAATTAGATGGCTGCATCATCCGAAAGGAGCAGCTTCAATGACGGAGTCGCAGAAGAACAAGCTGCTCTCTACCTTTAAGAGCGGTCTCGACCTGACACTGGGCGAGACAAGCGACGAGCTTCGATTCTCACGATCAGTTGCTCAAGCTCGCACAGATCGATTGCGGATTAAACGTAACGTGATAACTGCGTTTAAAACCGCGTTCGATTTCAACAATTAATTAACAACAGGAGGATTATATGGAAGACAAAGAACCGAGTAATGAGGATGGATTTCTCGATATCGTCAACAAAGACGTTATGGCGGACTTCATTCTGCAAGCTTATGTCATCCCCGGGTTACATAAGTTCAAAGAACTACTTACGAGCTTTCTCAAAGGAGGAGGCACTGCTCAAGACATTTCGGATCTTGTAGCAGCTAAAATAAATAATGATGATGAGTCGAGCGTAGTTACTACGGTCGATGGCAACGCAATACCCATGCCAGCAATATCAATTGCGAGAACCAAGGATCGCGCCGATCGTTTGGGTTCTTCACTCACTGATATCGTTATGGCTCACCGCAACGCTGTTAGAAGTTTAGCTTCTTCATCGCCGTCGTGGGAGCTGGTAGACACACTAGTAAATAATAAACATAAGGACAATAATCATGACGGTAACGAATTCGTTGACGCAGTCTTCTCACAGATCAGAAAATCAGGATCGCTTAATACAGCAGATCACGGAGACGATCCCTCCGCTAATGCCACCTCTAGCCCTGATGAGTCCATCGGAGATGGGAATCGGATGGGACCTGAGCACTCTAGGGACAATGGTGAGCCAGTTCACGATGGCGTTCATCACGAAGACACTGAAACAGATGAACTTCGTGTCGAAACCCGACCCGACTCACCAACACTCGGTTCTGACGGTCAACAAAGAAGTACTGTTGACGAGGAGGATAGAAGTGGGGTTCTCGATCAATCAGACGGAGAGGTTGGTGAAAAGAATCTCGCAGACGTACATAATGACTCGGTCATCGGCGACGTCGCAGGCGAGCTACTATCAGGCTCTGAAACAGATGGAATCTCTAGCGATGGAGATGCCCACAGCGACAGCGGATCTGAAGACGAAGCTGAAGGTACTGGACAGGACTCTGAACGTGGTGCACATGCTTCACGACAAGCAGAGTCCGCACCAGGTAAGCAAGAACCATTTGCTGACGTTGGCTTCGTTAGAAAGTTAGAACCTAACGACGACGAGCCGATGTTTACCGAGCAGGGAGACCAACCTGAGGAAGCTCTGAACGAGGAACTTGATGAGGATAAGCTTGTTAGAAGTCTTATGCTTCTCGGCTATTCAGAAGAGCAGGCTAAGGTTGTTCTAAACAAAGGCGCTCAAGTAGGATAGTCCCACCTGTTCGAACGCTAATAATAATTAACGATGTAGTCTCAACGACAATAATATACCATTACTTATTAGATTTCGAACAGGAGTTCAAGATGAAAGAAACGATTATAGGAATCCTATGTTTATACGTAGGTTACCGCTTTGGCAAATGGAGATACGAGGACAAAGGATTATTCAATATTCCTTTCGTCCCGTATATATAGGTGATATCATGGCTAAGAAGAAGCAAGAAGATAACACCTGGTTATACGTAGGAATAGGCACGGCTACAGTCGCAGCGGCAGGAGGTTTGATTTATTGGCTCAAAGGAGACAAGAAGAAGACACCTGCTTATACGCCTGAGTTGTACGGTGATTGGATAGGAGCGATAACTGACATTGATCGACAAGACAGGACCGCGGAGGTTATGAATAACATCATACTTCCGAGCTCGCTAACAGCTGACAGGCGCGTGCTCCATGCTAAGATCAATGGAGTTAGCACAGCTGGCATCATGCTGCAAATCGACCATATATATAACGCAGGTTATTATTTGGCTGTCGATAACGCACTCACCAAAATTGTAACCGATAAGGAGGGTGGACATGCTACCAGATGGTATTGTCACGACTTCGAGCGTTGTGATATCGACGCAGTAATCAGATACGCTCCAATACCGGCTGCGCACTCTAGAGCGGGAGCGGGCCTCAGTGATGAAGAAGTATCTCGTCACGGAACCAAGCAGACAGTATTCCTTCAAGTGCCTGTCTGCACCAAACATTGTCACAGTGATAACACATACGCTGGACAAGTCAACGTGAAACTCGTTGACGACGCTAGACCTGATAACGCTACAAGCATCAGGCAGCAGGACGGATCTGCGCTCAAATTCATTTATGGAGAAGAGCACAGCAGTGATTGTACCAACACGAATTCAACATGGTACAAATACGGAAATATGTGTAACGATTGAATTCAAAACAATAATAAAACAGGAATAGTGACCCTTATGCGAACTTATGCAAGTTCGTATGAGAGTCATTGTCCACATACA